TTGACTGTGACCTCTCGATCCCAAAGGTCAGCGCGCTCCGATTCCTCGGCCATAGCGTCGGCAACATCAGCCTCGAAGTAGTCAATGGCCTCCTGGAAGTCGGCGCAGGCCTTCATCACCGCCCCGCCTTCCGGCGCGGGGGCTGCGGAGAGAAGCGCGACCTTCATGTTGATCGACCGAGCGATAACTGCGCACGTCGCATCGCTCAGACCAGGTGCGCCTTTTCGGATACTGTCGTAGGCAGCGCTGTAAAACGGGCTGCCGCCCTCCGGCTCAACCGGCACGGTAACGCGAGGGGTGGTCATGCTGCGCTCCTGAAAAGCGGAAGTTCATCGTGACGAACCGACCGGGCCATGCCGATCAGGAGGTCACGGAAGGGTTCTGGGGTGTGGATGCGGGGAGTGCTGTCCGTGCCGCCGCCGCGCGCTCCGACCTCGCCAAGGCGCTTGGCGCGCTCGAGGCCCATGCGCTCGACTACTGCAGGGTCCAGGTTCATGGGGCTGTGGCCCCACGCCAGTTCCGGCAAGTCGCAGCCAACCGCGTAGAGCAGCGTCGGCTTGCGGGCGTAGTGGCCGTAACGTCCCTGCTCGACGCAGCAGGTCCAGCCGCCGAACTGATCGGCACGGACCCATCCGCCCTTGCGGTCAGGAACAGTCATCCCGAACCACGCCCAGGCATGAGAGCCCCACGGATGCTCCAGCACCCCGCCGAAGTTGCGCACGGCGGTCAGAGCGGCGGCGAAGCAGCCGGCGTCGGCGCCCTTGGTCTTGCGGTGTCCGGATTTCTTTACCGTCAGAGGCTGGCCGAACCACATCTTGCCCCAGCGCTGGCAGGGCGGGTGTGCGACGACCGGGTGCGGGCCGTCATAGAGGCGCGCGTCACGGGCTTCGTCCCACGGGTCCACGCCCTCCAGGCCATAATAGGCGCCGTTGGTTTCGACGTAGAGGGCGGCGATCATTCCCCACCCCCATCCTGCTCACCACGGGCGCGGGCGGGTTGGTTCCATGCCGCGATGGCTTCGGCTCGGATGTCCTGAACCAGCGGACCGCGAGCGCGGCACTTGTTGCAGACGACCTGATAGTTGTCGCCCTTGCGGCGGTAGTTGCCCCGGCGCAGTTCGTTGCACTTGGCGTTTCCGCCGCACCACGGGCACGGTGCGACTGGCGTATGCTTCACCCCGCTCATGCCGCGTTCCTCTGCGGCTGAAGGTGGGCCATTAGCTGGCGACCGATGTAACGGGTGAAGGCAGGCGGCACGGCCTCAGACAGTTCCGCCATCGTTGCCCACGGCATCCCCATCAACTGTCGCGCCAGGGCTGGCCGGTCCTCGCCGGGGAAATCGACGGTTCGGCCAGTGCTGCCGCCAGTTCGATACTTACCCGACCGCGCGCGCAGATGTCCTCCGAAGACATTGGCGATAGGCCTGCCTTCCGGTCCAGGATCTTCCGGTGCCACGAGGGGCCAGTTCGCCTCGAACAGACGATGGCGCGAAAGGACAAACGTCTCGCCTGCGCTCGTGACCATCTGGCAACCGAACATGGTGCCGAAGAGGGAAACCGGCTCGATGAGGTGACGGCGGGCCGCGCGGACATTCTCGATCGTGTAAGGGAGGCCCGTCGCAAGTAGCAGCGCGCGCGTCGCGGGGATCTGGTTCGGATGACGGCTTTTGTCGTTGTTCAGCTCCGTCAGCCCTTGGCATTTCGGGCTGGCGTGGATGAAGTCGAACCGTTCGCGCAGTTCCTCGGCTGAGATCGCCAGAACGTCACGCTGCTCAAAGGCGTCGCCAGCATATCGGGGCTGCGGCTTAATATCGAAGCCGGTCACGTGTGCGCCAGCCAGCTTAAACCCATAGCCAGCGCCACCCGCGCAACTGTAGAGATCAGCAATGCGGATCATGCCTCACCCCCACTGATGGAGGCTTGGCGGAGGGCGGAAATCAACCGCAGGACAGTGGCGGGATTGGCGGCGGCGATGAAGGCGGCGTCGTTAGACCCGGCGTTAGCGATTTCGCCTTGGGTTCGATCCCACTCGCAATCCTCGACACCGTTGCCGCAACATTCCCCGCTGGGGAGTCCGTTACCGCAGCACACCGTCACCGGGATCGGCACGGCCTCCTCTCGCCAGACAGTCGTGCCGGTCGCTTCCCACGGCCCTTGCGTCGCCGCCTCAGCCAGCCGCTCCAGTTCGGACCATTCGTCCGCCCCCAGCACCTCTGCCGGGCTCTTGGTTGATTCAGGCATGGGGAGCCCCCTGCGATTTCGCGGCGCGGGCAGCAGCCATCTTTTCCAGACGGCGGGCCTTCCCGTCAGCACGGGCCGAGAGGCGCTCAAGCTCGGACTGGTAGAAGGCGTGGGCCTTGTCGCGAGCCTCGCCCTCTGTCGCGGCGTGAATGACGACCGGCGACCAGCCGATCTTGGAGCCGCCCTTGGACGGCATGGGCATGCGGATACGGGCGATGGCGCCGTGATCCGCACTGGTCCAGGTGATGACTTCCATCAGTGGGACTCCCGGGGCTGGGGGCGAGCGACGCCGAGCTTCCGCGTCGGCCAGCGGGTTTTGGATTTCGGCCAGATGCCGAGGTGCTTCGCCCGCATCCGGGCGGTCTTGGATTTGACCGCCACGTCCTGAGCCGTCTTCTCGCGGTGCTTGTCGCGAAGGGCCGGGGCGAGATTGCTCTCACGGTTCTCGCCGCCGTTGATCAGGGCGATGACGTGGTCACAGTCCCAAGGCTCTCCGGCTCCGATCTTGCGGCCGGATATGTGGCAGCGGCCGCCGTGGGCCTCGAACACCCGAGCCCTGACGCGGGCAGGGATGGGGCTGTCGTCGGTCTTGCCGATCCATTCGGGGACTTGGCGGCTCATGCTGCCTCGCGATCTGCAGAGGCGCTGTCGTCGTTCGCCGCGTCGAAGTGCTCGACCTCGACGCCGTTCTCCGCGCACCAAGCGAGGATCAGCTCAATCAGGTCCGAGAACTCGCGCTTGGTCAGTTTTGAGGAACGCAGGCCCAGCGGAAGCATGGACGAACCGTCCAGCGTCGGGACGAAGCGGACTTCGCGGCCGAGCGCATGCATGAACAGGCACTTCCACGTTTCGGTATCCATCTGGACGCCGTTGTGGACGGGGCGAGCCTTCTGGATTTGCCCCAAGAGCGACCAGAGGGCGCGGTTCTGTTCGTCCGAGCGCGTGGCCTCGCGGACCTCCAGCATCCAGGCTGCGCCGGGCTGCCAGAGACGGAGGGCCTTCTCCACCCACGCATGGGCGGTATCGCGCTGGCCAGGCGTGAGCTTGAGGAGGTGGCGGGTCAAAGCACCTTCTCCTCTCGGATCTCGACGCCGGGGATGGCGGAGCCGCGCCGACCGGCGCGGATGTCGGCATCGACCAGGCGCTGGATCAGTTCGCAGAACGGCTTGTCGTCCTGGCGCCAGTAGAACTTCACGGCCTCGTTCAGATCGAGGATCATCCCGACGTGCCTGGTCCGCAGGCCGATGGCGCGCTCGCCGCCGTTGGCATGGGCGCGATCATTGGCCGCCTGCTTGGCCGCCCTGTCCGCAGCCTCAGCCTGACGAACCTTCTCTTCAGCCGCTTCTCGGGCAGCGAGGTCTGCAGCATTGGCGGCGCGCAGGGCTTCTGCGGCCTCGCGGGCGGCGCGTTCGGCCTCTTCACGGGCACGGGCCTCTGCGGCGCGCTTCTCCTCCTCCAACTTGCGCAGGTAGGGAGCGAGTACAGCCTTCAAAGCGGCGACCGCCTTGTGCACCTTGCCCGGTGACTTGTTGGTCGCCGGAGCGAAGAGTGGCGCATACCTCTCCTGCACAGCGGCCTTGGCGTCATCGAGCGGCTTGACCTCGACCTTCCGCTGTTTCTCGGCCGCATCTGCGGACTTCCGCAGAGCGTCGATGATCATGGAGACGGCGTCCGCCTGCTTCTGGTTCTCGACAGGCTGGCCGTCAGCCCAGTTGCGGGCTTCGTCCAGCCAGGTCTCCGCGTCCTCGGCGATGAGGTCGAACGGCGTGGCGTTTGTGAGGTGAATGGGCTCGGCCGTCATGCTTCGCCCTCCGCCTCGGCGGCCTGGGCGGCTGCATGCGCTTCGTCCCGCGTGGCGATCTCGGCCGCCATGGCGTCGATTTCCGCTTGGCGTAAACCGTCACGCTGCTCCCGGACCAACTTCGCGTGGGCCGAACACAGATGGGGATAGGCCATCGATGCGATCTCGACGTCCTGGCCCTTGGAGTTGACGTACATCTTGGTCATCAGGCCGCGTCCTTCTCGTCGAAAGGCGTCGAGGCATTGGCGGCCTCGGCCGGTGCGAAGCGCTTGGCCTCGGACTGCATGACCTTGACGACGTGCGCGTAGTCGCCGTCGCTCAGCGACTGCCGCAGACCTTCCTTCTCGCTGTTCCAGAAGTGGGTGAACTCGCCCTTGGTCTTGGTCTGCCGAAGTTGATCCGCGGCGTACTGAGCGGCCGCGCTGGGGCCTGCAGCGGCAGTCGGCTCACGGCGCTCCTGACGCGGGCCGCTGGCGGCGTTGCCGTCGTCGTCCTCGGGCGCAGCGCCGGTCATCGCCAGCAGGGAGTAGCGACGACCATAGGTGATCGCCGAGCCAACGCCCTGAGGATCGGTTTTGGAGGGGCGCAGGCGCAGCGTACTGCTGACAGACGATCCGCTCTCGTGGAGCAGGGTCGTGGTGATCGACACCCAGTCTCCATCATTCACCGCGTTCTGGATGACGCCGATGCCATGCTCATTGAGCGCAGGCACAACCGCTTCGACGACCTCGGCCAGATCGGCGTACTTGGTCTTGAAGTGGTCGTTGCGCGCCGCCTTCTTGATGGCGTCCATGGACTTCTGCGCGGCGACGTAGGCCTTGGCGATGGGCGGGCGTTCACCTTCCCAGATCAGGCCGTAGTTGGGTTCGATGGTCAGCGGGGGCATGTGCGCCTCAGTGAGAGCGGGGGCCATCGAGGGGGCGTTATTGGCGCCCGCCTCGTCTCTGGCTTCGGAATGGGTGTGGGTCATCCGATCACCTGCGAGCGGTGATCGATGCGGAAGGTCAGGGCCTCTCCCGCTTCCCGCATGGAGCGGGCGCGGTTCCAGGCCATGCGCGCGGCCTCACGGGCGGTCCAAGCCGCATGACGCTCGCGATGCGCTGCGCCGTGGCGGTCCAGCCAGTTGAGCGTCGCCGTGTGCTTGATCAGCGACTGCGCGTGAGGCTGACGGGGAAAGGGGATCACGGCGCCCATCAGGCAGCCCTCGGGTAGAGGGTCGCTGCGGAGGCCTGCAGGACGGCACGAACCTCGGCGCAGTCGACCGGAGGCTCGTAGCCCATGGCGTCTCGCCACAGGTCAGCCTTGCTCTTCCAGTTGGCGAACACCGCGCCGGTCGACATTCCGGCTTCGGTCGAAATCTCCCGGATGCCCATGCGCTCATACGTGCCGGGCTCGGCCCAGAGCTTTCTGGCGGCGGCGATCAGTTTGGCGCGCGTAGCGGCCTTGGCTTGCTGGCGCTTGTTCAAGCTGCAATCTCCCGGAAAAGATCATTGGCGGGGATGCGGATCGCGGGCTGGGGCGATGGGGCGCCTTCCAGCAGGGCGATGATCCGCTTGGCGGCCGTCAGAGCGTCAGCGATGTGGCGCTCGGCCTTGACCGTGTTCGACAGCGACAGTGCAGAGCGGGCGCGAGCCAGATCAGCGTCCATGTCGATGCAGAGGTCTTCTGCGGCGATGATGGTGTCCCGGTTCATCACGCGGCCATCCCAAAGGTGGCGGCCCGAACCACAATGGCCTTGCGGCGCAGTTCGGCAGCCTCAGCGCGAAAGAGCGCCGCCGTGTGGCGATAGTCCTTCGCGGCCGACGGGTATTGCTCGGCCAGCGCCTCGTTCTTGTCCGCCCAGCGGATCAGTTCGTCGGCACGATCATCGAACAGCGAGCCATCGGCTTCGCGCAGGGCGGTCAGGTCGGCTTCCAGGCGCGCTTCGATCGCGCGGTTCTCTGCGGTCGGAGCGGGGAAGGTGGCACGAAAAGCGCTCAGTGCAGACCAGGCTGCCGCCTTCGAGTCGTGGGTGATTTCGTTCTTGAGTGACATCGTTCGTCTCCCGGTGATGGAGAGACGATGTGCGACAATCGCACTTACGTCAAGCGGTAATCGCACATTAATTCGCACCCAATGTGCGAATGGTCCGTTACACTATCCTCATGATCCACACATCACCGCGTTACGCTGGACTCATCACCGCTGTCCTGCCATCGATGGCTCCATGGGGTGGTGGAAGCGCATCGACCTGGTCGACAGGTTCGGTCAAAGCATCTGGTTCTGGACTGTGACGATCGGTTTGCTGACAGGCGGGCCGCTCTTCGTCATGGCGCGGGCGACCGAGGCTTTTCAGGATTGGGCGCCGCTTTCCTACGGCTTCTTGGGACTCGTGGTATTCATTGTCGCCATCGTCCTGGCGCCGCGCGTGAAGGCCCTGATCCCCAGGAGAACTAACCGCTGGGTCGCCCTAGGCCTCGAGGCCGAAGGCGTCTTCCACTCGATCGAGACAAGCCTGAGGCTGATGGACGTGGGGATGCCGGCCGGGAGAGTGGGTTACACCACGTTCGCATTCCTGAACCGGATGCAGCGCTTGGGGTTCGCCGTACCGACCTTTGAAGGGCCGCTGGAGCCTGAGAAATTCCTGAAGACGTCTCTGCACTATCTCGGCTTGGTGGCGCCCCTCCTGCTTGAGGGACAGGTCGCTGAAGCCAAAGAGATGGCGGCGCACATATCGAATGGCGCCAGCACATGAGCGGGGCCTTAGAGAGAAAGAACGGCAGCTCCATCTGGGGCCGCCGTTTCCAATTCTGCTGCTGGTGTTAGTCTGCCGCCCATGGACGCACATACCGTCACTTCGCTCGCAGCCGCTCCAACTGTGGATGAAGACCACGGGCTATTCCGGTTCGAAACGAAGGAGGCGGGCAGGATCGCGCTGGCGATTCCGCGCGAGAAGCTCCCAGGCCTTGCCGGCCTTGCTATAGCGTTCGCCACCAAACAGACGCCCGGCACGTCGGAGGAACGAAACGTCACCGCCCTGGAGATCGACGGCTTCGATATCCTGGCCGACGACATGGGCGGCGTCGTCATTTCGTTCCTGATCGAGGGCATTTCGCACCAAATGCCGTTCCACCTGACAGCGGAAGCTGTTGAGGCGCTGAAGCAGCAGCTAGATCTGGTCTGAGGCCTCGCCGGTCAGGGAAGGGTTAAGCCTTGGCGTCCCCGAAGACGTGCTTCTGGATGTAGCTGGTCACTAGGGCGCCGAGGGATCCGCTAAAGATGACTGACTGGATCTTAGAGAGTTGATCTGGCGTGAGCCATTTCCATGGCGTCAGATAATGCAAACCCCACGCCGCAATCGACGAAATGAAAAGCAGGGTGAAAATCAGCATCAACGCAGGAACTATCCAGCCCCAAAGCCAGAGCAATCGGGTATGATTTCGGCGCTTCATTCCTTGAAGCGCTTCATCATCCCCCCAGAGACGAGCCTCTTCTTGACCCTTTGCGTCTCCCGCCCAAGGAAACGTGGTGTCTTCCCCCTCGCTCATGCCTACCCCAAGAGCTTGCGATAGTGTTCTTCGATATCGCGATCAGGAATCTCAATATTGAACACGCCATCCCGGTACACCTTCGACCAAGGCGTGCCCGGCTTGTGGGTGAGCGTCGACAAAGCGGAGCCAGAGAGCTGGCCGTACTTATCTAGAACGCGGTCTACGATGGCAGCGGCGTCGCCCGACAGAGCGCGACCATCGAAAATATGCGTATGCGGTATCGCGTTGCGCCCCCACGTCTTTGTGGCGTGATAAAGCTCCGGGATGACCGGCCCGTACTTCCAGGCCTCTATCCGGGAATCGAACAGATCGCCGAGGCCAGAGCCAAGAGAGCAGCCATGAGCGATGTAAGTCAGCTTCATCAACTGCAACGGCGTAATGTGAAGGCCGCGGGCTTTGGCGGCCCTAAGGATGTCATCGGCGACAGTCATAACGTCTGACAATGGCATTTCGAGACCTCCTTTCTTAAGCGACGGGCTAGATTTAGGCATGCTGAGCCACGGCACCCATCTCCGTATGGACAACCGCAGTTCGCTTATAGCACGCCAACTGAGTCGAAATATTAACGACCGGTAATGTCTATAGCGGACGTAGGGCTGCGCTCCTCTCACGCAAGAGATATAGGAGTGCTAGGAGCATTTTCCTATCCCGCCTTAGCCATGCAGTCCTTGCGGGCCAGAGGCTTGCGCCCGACCTACTGCAAGGCAGCCAGGCGCGGTTCGTATTCGGCGTGAACGGCCTCAATCTCTTTGATCACAGCATTGGCGGCTGCTGTTGGCCCAGGAGCCCATCTGGCGGCTTCCGCTATTTCGTTCAGCCGGTCACGCTTCGCATCTAACTCTGCAATACGGGCATCCCGCTCAGCGCGCAGTTCGTCCGCCTTTGCCCTGTTCGCATCCCAAGCATCCACGAGCGAGATGGCCTCCCCGACAGTCCTGGGATCTTGTCCGCTTTCGTTCACCAGGGGCTTTGCGAGACCCGCGGGGGTCATTGTTCGGTTCAAAACGTACCGGCCAAACTTCTCCCGGTCTGCTGGCTCTAAGCGATTGGAAATCGACTGGATGCGACTCTGATCTTCCAAAAGACTCGGCGTGATAGCCGTTCCTTTGGGATCTTGTCCGCAACCGGAAACCAGAAGCGCTATGGCGCCCCCGACCCAAATTGCACGCTTCATAATCTCCCCCAAGGCTCAGCCAACATTCAGGCGCAGGCTACACTCTTCGAGCAAACCAGACAGGGCGTCCCATGATCTCGATCTCTTCGGGGTCATATTCAGCGTCGCTGTAGATTGGATTGGATGAAAAGACCCGCAGGCGCTTTGCCCTTTTCTCGACGTTCTTCACCACGAAACCGTCGCCATCCCATAGAGCAAACGGGCCGGGCTGGGTGGGGTTCTTGTCGCGTTTATCGATGACGACCTGATCCCCATGGAAGAAGATCGGCTCCATACTGTTGCCGCGCAGGTTGATGACCAGCAAGTCGCCCGGCTTCGCGCGGAGATCGTCCTCGACTAGGTCTCTCGGCAAGAGCGCAACCGTCCGGTCATCATCGCCGGTGCCGCCTCCGCCCATGCCTGCGTAGGTCGGAAGAACCTCAACCTCGACGTAAGATCGCACCAGCGAATGAGGGCGGTCACCTACATCTCCCGCCTCGCGTTCGTATTCAGCTATCAGCTCCGATAGCGGCGCAATCTCGTCGGCTTGCACACGACGCACGCCGCCAAGCATTTTAGTTGCCGCTGACCTCTCGCGTCCGATCACCTTGGCGATGCGCTCATGGGGCACCCCATAGCGCTTCAAGGCGGCGATTATGGCGTCCGAATCCATGAGCTGGAGATTGCGAAAATCGCACATCAATAGCGAGTGCGATTGACGCACGTTTTGTGCGATGGCAAGGTGCGGTTCTCGCACTTCCATTAGAGGGTTGCCATGCAAAGCGTCTTCCAGAAATTCGGCGGCATCCGACCGATGGCGGCGAAGCTGGGTGATGTTCCGCCATCGACCGTCAAGTCCTGGCACAAGAACAGGGTCATACCGCTTTGGCGGCACGACCTGATTTTGACTGCCGCCAAGCGGAACGGCATCGCCCTTTCACGCCGAGAACTACAGCACATCGTCGCGGACGAAGAATCGCCTGCCAATGACACCTCTCCCTCATCGGAGGCTGCGTAGACCATGCGCGCCTCTCCGAAATCGCGTCCCTCCCACGCGATGACAGCCCGCCGGGGGCGCCGTCCCCCCGCTAGCCTCCGGCGGGCAACCTCATGACCGACGCCGAATACGCCCGCATCGCGGAGATCGTTCACGGCGTCCTCGTGCGGACGCTGCACCCGAGCGTCCTGCACCCGTCGCCTGAACCTCCTCCTCAACCCGCCAACGATCCCGACCCCGAGCCTCCACTGCATGCGGCCTGAATAGGCCCCGCCCGAGGAAGCGTCACCTTGCAAGCTGCTGGATAAGCGCAATGAACGAAGACAGAACATTCGACCACGCTAGGCTCAAGGCCCTCTTCGCCAAGCTGGTCGTGAAGGTCGGCCGACAAGATGCGGCTGCGGCGCGCCTGGGCATCAGCCGCCAGCGCGTTTCGCAACTGTGCAGCGCCAATCCCGAACACGCCCGCGATATCCCGACGTGGGAACAGGTGTGGACCCTGGAGGACGCTTGCGGCCAGTCGGTGATCTTCGGAGCCTTCGCCGCGGAGATCGAGCCACCCACCGTCGCCACGTCGGCATGTCCGGTAAAGGAGTCCCACGACGTTGTTCAGGCTGCGGCCGCCATCCTCCCTATCGCTTCAGCGATCCAAGCGGGTGATCTGGCCGCCATCGACGCCCTGATGGACGGCCTCGACCGTGTGAAGCACGAAGCGCGCGAGCTCCGCGCCGTGGCCACGAACGTCACACGCCTGCGGGGGGCTGCGTGATGGCTGACACATATGAGATCAACACGCTTGCGGACATGGTGAAGACCTACGCTGTGCTGCCGACGGATCGCGGCGAGTTATTCCTGAAGGAGATCGGCGACGCCGTGCGCATGATGGCTCCGCTGGTCGGGTTCGCCGACTTGGGCGGGCCTCTTCGCTGGGTCGACGACAACAAGGGCACCGGCACGGTCAACTTCCAAGCCGCCTCGGATCGCCGAGACCTGGGGTCGCTCCGAGTGAACCTGAACGACATGGGCGCAGCATGACCCAGCGCGTCAACGTCCAGACCTGTACCCTGCGCCGGGACGGCCAGCATCTGGTCACGTACCGGGTCGGTTCGTCGGTTTATTCCGCCCTTTCTCCGAAGTCCGTCCAGCCGGGAACCGACGTGCGCGTGCACGACGGTAAGGTGATCGGATGACCCGCGCCACCAACGCCGGGGCCCAAGGCAATGCTGGCGTCTTCGCCACCTGTCGCCGGGGCGGGCTCACCCACGAGGAAATCCGCGAGATCGAAGCTCACCGGGCCAAAGATCGGCCGACGCCGTGGCAGGCCCTGGCCATTCGCTACGGCCGGTCAGAGATTGAAATCCGCGCGCTGTTTCAAACGAAGCCCGCGAACGACGTTGCTCCCGCCTGGCCGCTGGGCGCCTGTGACGCGCCGGTCCGGAGCCTGATCGAAACCGTGTGCCGCCAGCATGGCGTCACGCCGAAGTCGCTTCGCCCGAACCCTGCCAACGGGCAGCGCGAGGGCGTCAGCAACATGCGCGCCTTGCGGGCCTGCGTCGCCACGGTGCGAGCGGCTTTCCCGAGCCTGACGCTGATCCAGCTCGAGGGCATCTTCCTTCGGGACAAGGCCTACATCAGCAACCTGATCAAGCAGGGGCGGGCAGCATGAGCGCCCAGATCATCCCCCTGAACCCTCAGCGTTGCGCAGCTCTCGCGCCATCCGAGCAGGTCGCCCGCATCTCCGACGTCGTCACCGGCGAGATCGCCAGCCTGGCGACCGATCGCAAAGACAGCATCCGAGTTGCCCGTCTCTTCACCCGCCAAGCCGCCCTCTATGCCGGATGGCTCCAACCGCTTGAGACGGCGCAGAGCCTGCGCGCCTTGGCCGACGAGCTGGAGGGCATGGCATGAGCACGATCAACATCGCTGATGTCCGGGTGAACGGTGGAACGCAGTCTCGCGCTGCCATCGATCGCGGGGTCGTCTCGGAATATGCCGACGCCATCAAAGGCGGCGCCACGTTCCCGCCGATCACCGTCTATTTCGACGGCGTATCCTACTGGCTCGCGGACGGCTTTCACCGTTACGAAGCCTATGCGCTGGCCCAGGTCTATGAAGTCCCGGCAGATATCCGGCAGGGAACGCAGCGTGACGCCATCCTGTTCAGCGTCGGGGCCAACGCCTCGCACGGCCTGCGCCGCACGAACGACGACAAGCGCCGCGCCGTCCAGACTCTGCTGAACGATCCGGAGTGGGCGGCATGGTCAGATCGGGAAGTCGCGCGAGCTTGCGGCGTTTCTCACACGTTTGTCGCCGGTCAACGGGGTTCCGTCACTGGCAACGTTTCCAGTGAGCGCACATACACGACGAAGCACGGTTCCACCGCGACGATGCAGACGGCCAACATCGGCGCATCGTCAAAAGCCGATCAAGCTATGCGTGCGCCTGAAACCCCGGAGGCTGGACCTGTAGAATCCGCAGGCCCAGCGGATTGCCCTCTTGCGTCAAATGTCGAGCAAGAGACGGCCGCCGATGATCCCGACGCCAAGATGCGGCGCGAACTTGCGCGGCTGACCACGGACGGCCTGATCGATGAGGTGATCGGACTGCGAGCCGACCTCGACGAAGCCAAGGCGAAGATCGACGCGGTTACGCACGAGCGGGACGACCTGAAGGCCAAGCTGAAGGAAGCCACGTCGGCTGATCTGGGGCGCGCCCTGGGCAATGCGCAGCGCCGGGCTGACACCGCTACCGGCCGGATGAACGAGTACATGGCCCAAGTGAAGCGGCTGGAATACCGGCTGAGGAAGGCCGAGGCGCGGGTCAAGGAACTGGAGGAAATGGAGGTCGTGCCAGCATGACCTCCATCCTCACTCGCATTCGCGCCAATGGCGGCGACGTGGTCCGTCAGGAGTGGCGTTTCGCTCTCCGTCGCGGCCGCCTGACCCAAGAGGCGGTCGCCTGGATCCGCGCGCGCTGGGCCGACGTGTGCCGTGAGGTCTGGCCGCTGTTCGACCAGTGGGAAGAGCGCGCGGCCATTATGGAATTCGACGGCGGGCTTTCGCGAGCCGACGCCGAGCGCGCCGCATACGCGGAGGTCGCGGCATGCTGAACTTCTTCGAGAGCAAAGAGATCGTTCTGCGCCCCTATCAGGACGGCGCCATTGAGTCGCTGCGAGAGAACATCCGCGCACACATCCGGCGGCTGATCCTGTGCGCCGGCACCGGGGCAGGGAAGACAATCTGCGCCGCTCACCTCCTAAAGGAGGCCAGCCGCAAGGGGAGCTATGCCCTCTTCATCGTCGACCGTGTCGCTCTGGTGAATCAGACGTCTGAGGTCATGGACGAGTACGGCGTCGAGCATGGCGTCATCCAGGGGATCAATCGACGCTGGTCGCCGCGCGAGCACGTCCAGATTTGCTCGGCCCAGACGCTGGCTCGCCGCGGTCTTCCTCGGGAGCCTGATCTGATCATCGTGGACGAATGCCACGCCCAGTATCAGTCCACCCTCGACCTGATGGCCCGCTATCCCGACGCGGTGAAGATCGGACTGACGGCAACGCCCTTCACCAAAGGCATGGGCAACCACTGGGACGGGATGGTCAACGTCGTACCCACACGCCAGCTCATCGCGGGGGGCTATCTGGTCGAGCCCAAGATCTACATCGCGCGAAGCCCCGATGAGAGCGAGTTGACCCGCAACAGCTTGGGCGAGTTCTCCGACGAGAGCGCCGCCTCGGCCGGGATCAAGATTGTCGGTGATGTGGTCAAGGAGTGGGAGGCCAAGACGCAGGAGCACTTCGGCGGGCCCGCCAAGACCATCGTATTCAGCCCCACCGTCGAGCACGGGCGGGAACTCTGCGCGGCGTTTGCCGCAGCGGGCTACAACTTCCAGCAGATCAGCTACCTCGACAAGGACGACGACGCTCGCGCCGAAAAGATCGCGGAGTTCCGGCGCCCGGACAGCATCATTCACGGCCTGGTGTCGTGCGGCGTGCTGACGAAGGGCTTTGACGTTCCTGACGTTCGGATCGGCGTCTCCTGCAAGCCCTACCGCAAGAGCCTGTCCAGCCACATGCAGGAGATCGGCCGCGTCATGCGCACGATCCCCGGCGAGGAGAAGAAGGCGCTCTGGCTCGACCATAGCGGCAACTTCGAACGCTTCGCCCTCGACATGTACGACGTCTGGGAGAATGGCCCAGGCGAGCTGGATAAGGCTGAGAAGCGCGACAGCGTGGCCCGCGAGCGCGATCCTCAGGTGCGAGAGAAGGTCGTTTGCCCGGAATGCTCAGGCGGCCTCAGCGGCAACACCTGCATGTCCTGCGGGTGGGAGCGACCAGCCCGCTCGCATATCCACGCCGTGGAAGGCGAGCTGAAGGAGTTCGACCCCACGACGCTGGGGATCGAGGCCCGCGCCGGTCTTCGGGCGGAGTGCCTGAAGAGCCCGCGAGAGGTCTGGAAAGCCGCGCTCCACTACTGCGCCCAGTCCACGCGGAAGGGCGAAGATCACGCCCGCCGCTGGGCCTATGGATCATGGCGCGGCATCTACCCAAGTGCGAAGCTGCCCTTTGGTTGGTACGACATGTCAGTCCCCGCCGTTGTCGACCCGAACGCCTATGCGCTCATCGAGCGCGAGGTGAAGCGCTTCCGCAAGCAGAGCAATCTGCGGAGGGCCGCATGATCCCTCTTTCCTTGGACGAGGCGATGCGCCGGGCATGTGACGCCGTGAAGGTCGCTCCTCCCAAACGTAGATGCTCGCCAGGCCGATGGACCCGTACGGACTCCCTCGGGAAGAACGGCAAGAACGATGCGGCCGTGAAGATCGACGACGATCAAAAGGGCGGCTTCGTCTACAACTACCAGACGGCTCAGGGGCAGAAGTTCCGCATTGACGGCGCCAATGACAACCGCCCAGCCGACCCCAAGGTCGAGGCGCGGCGACGAGCTCGAGAAGCCGAGCGCGAAGCGGAGCGCCGCCAGGTCGAGCGTATCTGCGCCGACATAGTGCGGGGCTGCCGGACGGACGTGCATCCCTACCTGAAGGTGAAGGGGTTCCCTGAGGAGAAGGGCCTCGTCTGCGACGACCCGCGGGATTTCTTTCCATCAGGACGGCTTGGCGAAATGCTGGCCCACGCTCTGCCCGAGGCCCAGGGGCCGCTCCTGATCATCCCCGGCCGCGTCGGCAAGACGATCACCACGCTCCAGTTCATCGCACCGGACGGCACGAAGAAGAACATCCTGAGGGGCGTCATGTCCGGCGCTTCACACAGGATCGCGACAGGGCGCGACACATGGGTCTGCGAGGGGATCGCCACGGCGATGACCGTGCGGGCTGCGCTGCGCCTCCTGGGCGTCTCTGCGACGGTCCTCTCGGCCTTCTCGGCATCCAACGTCGGGCAGGTGGCCGAAGTCATTGCGGGCTCGAGGATCGCTGCCGACCACGACAAGCCGGTGGAGAGCCTTGAGGGACTCGGCGCTGGCGAGTTCTACGCGCGTCGCTCCGGCCGGGCATGGGTCATGCCTCCGGCCCTCGGCGACGATTTCAACGACATGCACCAGCGGGAGGGCCTGAGGGCCGTCGCCCTGCGCCTCAGGGAGGTCATGATGCAGTGAGCGCTCTGGGCCGCGATGTGTGGTTCGCGGAAAGTCAGGCTATAGGCGATAGCTGCGGCCTGATCGGCATGGGGATGGCAAGGCCCCGGTGCGCCGCCGCAAGCGCGCGACATAGGCCCTCTGTGAGTAGCCCCCGCCCTGATGTGTGGCGGACGCGAAAGGGTCATACCGCACCAGTTGCCTTGCCCGCACAGGACGCCCCCAAGAGAGGGGCAGCCGCGCCCGTCTCGCCACTGAATGACGGCCAATGCGGTGCCGCCAGGTCTCGAAAGAGAGCGAAGCGACGGCAATGGATCGACAGCCTGACCCCGATCCCGCGCAAGACCAGCGCAAGCCGATTCAGTGGGGTGTTACTGCAGGAGCCTCTGTCCCTCAGTTGAAAGCGCCTTCGCCCCGTCAACGGGCGAAGTGTGCCCAGCGAAACCCCGAACCCTAGTTGAATTCATAAGGCGACAAGATGAGCCACAAGCTCCCCCGAGAGAGGCGCAGGAAGATCAGAAAGTCTGACCGAAGCGCTTACGCCAAGTCGGCATCGAAATGCACGAACGGGAAGCTGCGGGATGCCCTGACGACCAAATGGACGCCGCGGGATCAGGACAAACACGCCAAGCGAAAGCTCGGCACCTTCGGCCCCGCAAGCGAGGTCGTTCGCATTAACCCAGAGACGATGGAGCCTTACGAATGAGCCGGAAGAAGAAACAGAAGATCACGCTCCGCAAGGTCGCCAGCATGGAGACGGCCGAGGCTCCGGTCATCTCGAATGATCAGTTGCGCGATCGCCGGGCCGAGATCGCTCGCCTGAAAGCTCAAGGGGCTGAGGTCAACGCAGACAAACGGTCTGGGGTGATCCTGGCCGCGTGGCGTCGGGACGTCTTCACGATCCTTCGCACGCGCTACGGCAAGCCGTCAGAGGGATATCCCAAGGGCAAGCCCGCGCTCTCGCAACGGGCCTATGAAGCGTTCCGCGCCCATGAGCTGGACATTCACATCTCCGCCGGGGCGACGTCTGGAGAGCGCGGGCCGGACTACATCCGCGCCACGTCCGATGGCGCGCCTGGACAGAACATCACGCAGGAGGCCATTGACGGCGCCACTCGGGTCAAGAAGACCCTCCAAGGGCTGAGCCCCTCGGATGCTCGCCTTCTCACTGCGCTGATGACGGGTGATCGCGCGCTGGCGAAAAACTGGCGCGCCACGGTCCAGGCTGAAACCGGCGAGACGGCTGATGAGGGGCAGACGGCCCGTATCCGGGCGCTCGGCGACAATCTCATCCACGCCCGCGGTGTGGCGACGGCCAAGCCGAAGCAGGTGGCGAACGACGCCGTCCCGCTCGAACCGCACCAGAAGCCGCTAACGTGGTTTAGGGGCGCTGATTTCGGTTAGGAGCAGTCATTGCCCGACCGGTCGAAGCAGGGTACGAAAAGACAAGGTCGCTTCGCGCGTCCGGAAACATGGCCCACGGGAAACCGGCGGGCCTTTTTCTTTGCCCTCCGACCATGTTCGGCCCTACGGGAATGGCTGGATCAGGTTAGTCGCGAAACTCGACAGAGCCTTGGCCGGCATGGCCGATACGGATGAGATCCTCGGTCGACCGGCCCGCCATTCCCGTGAACACGAGCCGGGCTCTACCGCCCGCCGCGTGCGCGATGCGAATCAGGTCTTCGACCGATCGTAATTTGGCCTCAAGCGTGAACCCTCCGCCAGCGTGAGCGATGCGGATGAGGTCGTTTGTGGTCTTGCTGCCGATCATGAGCAATCTCCCCGTTGAATGGACAGATGAGCTCATATGCCAGCGCTTTCCAACCCCAAACACGAGCGGTTCGCTCAGTCACTGGCCAAGGGGATGACCCAGGCCGAAGCCTATGCCGACGCAGGGTACAAGCCGAGCGAGCCTAACGCCTCTAGGCTGACAAGTAATGACAAGGTGCAAGCCCGCCTCGCTGAGCTGCAAGAGCGAGCGGCCACACGCACGGAAATCACGGTCGCCAGCATCACTGAGCGGCTCCTGGCCATAGCGACCAAGGCCGAGAAGAGCGGAGATGCGCCGATGCTGCAAGCCGCCCGCGCCAGCCTCATGGACGCCGCGAAACTGAACGGCCTCGTCGTCGAGAAGGGCGAGCACCAGCACAAGCACGTCGGGTTGTCCGTGACCTACGTCACGCCTGCTGAAACCCAGGCGCCGGCCAGCCCGGAGGACTACGAGACAGGCGAGTGATCTACGAACCCATTCCGGCGTTCCGGTACCTGACCGAAAAGCCGCTGGGCTCATATCGTTTCCGGGCTGCGCATGGGGGGCGGGGGTCGGCCAAGTCCTGGTCGGTCGTCGACGCCGCGATCTTTCATACGGTCACAACCGTTCGACTCCGCGTCATCTTCCTCCGTGAGGTGATGGCGAACCTGAAGGAGTCGTCGCTCGAACTGGTCCGCTCCCGGCTTGAGCACTTCGGCCTGCTGGGCACCTACTTCCGAGAGGTGGACGGGACATTCGTCGGCCTCGGCGGTCAGAAGATCATGTTCATCGGTCTCTGGAAGGGCGGGAAGCCGGAGGGCATCAAGTCGCTGGAAGGCGCTGGCCTGACGATCCTCGAGGAAGCGCAGGAGGTTCGGCAGGCGTCGCTGGACGTGCTGATCCCCACTGTGCTGCGGACAGCCATCTCCGAGCTTTGGGCCATCTGGAACCCTCGCCTTGAGACGGATCCGATCGACGTCTTCTTTCGCGGCGCGGTGAAGCCGAAGCGCGCCATCGTCCGAAAGATCAACTTCGACCAAAACCCTTTCTTCCCGGATGCTCTGCGCGAGCTGATGGAGCTGGACTTCTCGAAGGACAAGCTTCGGGCGGCCTGGATCTGGCTCGGGGCCTACATGCCATCGGTCCAGGGGGCGATATGGAACCGCGAGGGGCTGGACGAGGCCTGGCGCGAAGGCCGCAACGCCCCGGAGGGAAGCTGGGGCCGGGTCGTCGTCGGGGTTGACCCTTCGGGCGGCGGGGATGACGTCGGGATCGTCGTGGCGGCCGAGTACGGCGACGGCGCCATTATCCTGGAGGACGCGACCTGTCCGGCGACCTCGCCGATGGCCTGGGCGACCGCCACTGCCAAGGCCGTGGATCGCTGGGGCGCTGACTGCGTGGTCGCGGAGAAGAACTTCGGCGGCGATATGGTGGAGAGCACCCTGCGCGCCGGCGGCGTCCGAACTCGCGTCGTCATGGTGACGGCCAGTCGGGGCAAGCAGGTCCGCGCCGAGCCAGTGGCCGCGCTCTACGATCAGAAGCGGATCAGACACCGCGAGCAGTTCCCGCTGATGGAGGCCGAGATGCTGATGACCACCCCGGCCGGATATCAGGGCGATGACTCGCCGAACCGCATGGATGCGCTGGTGTGGGCCGTGACCCACCTCAACATCCAGCCCCAGTCTACCGTCGCCCTCTTCTTGTCGAAGCGGAACCGCTGATGCACCCCCTCCGTCTGGTGGTGAACAATGCCCAGCGCTCGCTGCAGGCCATGTTCCCCGGCTTCTACTTCGGCGCACCCAAGCACAACCACGCTGCGGACTTCGGCTATCCTGATCGGGTGGAGTTCGCTACGGCGTTCGAAGCCTACAACCGCTATCCGCTGGCTCGTGCCGCAGTCGACAAGACGGTCGGCAAGTCGTGGGAGACGAACCCGCTCCTGCAGGAGTACCAGCGCGACGGCACCAAGTCCGGAACGCAGAAGGAGACGAAGCCCGAGGCCGACATCCGCCAGCGCTTCGGCGATCTGCGCGTCTGGCAGCACCTGGCCGAATGCGACCGCCGCTCGCTCGTGGGCGCCTACTCAGGCCTGATCCTGCGTCTGGCTGACGGAAAGCGGTTCGACGAGCCGGTCGATCGCGTGCCCGGCGGGCTCGACGGCTTGTTCGAGGTCATCCCCGCGTGGGAGGGCCAACTGACCGTCAGTCAGTGGGATACGAACCAGACGTCCTCGACCTACGGTCAGCCGCTGATGTACCAGTTCGCGGAGAGCGCGGTGGGGCAGGCCCAGCAGCCGCGGCAGTTCACCATCCACCCCGACCGGGTGATCATCGTCTCGCGCGACGGCACCCTCAACGGACGCTCGGCTCTCGAGCCCGGCTACAACGCCCTGCTGGACATGGAGAAGATCAGGGGCGGGGGCGGTGAGGGCTTCTGGAAGAACGCCAAGTCCGGCCTAAGCCTGGAGATCGAGAAGGACGCCAAGATCGAGGACATGGCCCGCGTCATGGGCGTCCCGGTCCAGGAGGTGGTCGACAAGATCGACGAGCAAGTCGAGAGCTTCAACAAGGGCTTCGACAAGTCGCTGATGATGCAGGGCATCAAGGCGGTGCCGATCCAGGTCCAGCTTCCCTCGCCGGAGCACTTCTTCGCCATCGCCCTGCAGTCCTTCGCGGCCACCTTCTCCTGCCCGCTGAAGATCCTCGTCGGCGCCCAGACGGGAGAGCGGGCCTCGACCGAGGACAGCGAAGAGTGGGCTCGGGTGAACATGGCCCGCCGGACCAACGAACTGATCCCGGCCATCATGGCCTTCGTGAACCGTCTGGAGCGCTTCGGCATCCTGCCGCAGAAGGACTGGCACCTCGATTGGGTCAGCCTTATGGACCCCAGCCCCAATGAGATGCTCGAGCGGGTCGAGCGGATGGCGAACGTCAACGAGAAGATGCGTCGCAGCGGCGAGATCGTCTTTACAGGCGATGAGCTTCGCTCGGAGACGGGCCGGGAGCCTCTCAGCGATGCCGAACGCTTCCGAGATGAGCCTGACGCCGACGACGAGCTCGACGCCTTAGGGCAGGGGCCGAGCGAAAGTTCAGTCTAGCCAGGGCGGCTCGGTGCTTCCGTCCGTGCTGTAGAAATAGTCGCCGTCCAAGTACCAGCGACCGCTTTTACTGCTATTCGGGCCGTAGACATATCCGCCGCTGATGTACCAGCGACCCCCATTTCGTGGCCCGTAAATGTAGCCATTCGAAATGTAGAACTTACCCTGTTCGCGGCCTCCGTAAATGTAGCCGCCCGACATGTAGTATTGGCTCATCTGACGCCCTCCTGCTGGGATTGGGCAGCCTGACCATGCGGGTGTCAACCTGCTGAACCCCTACAATCTGAAGGAGGCGCGCGTGCAGCAGCATGTCGTGAACGCCCGCACGTTCCTTGCGAACAAGGGCCTGACCGCTGGCGAACAGGTCAGGGTCAACATCCGCACCCTGGCCAACACGGCGGCTATCCGGCGCGAGAAGCGCAACGGCCGGGACGTCATCATCGTCCCCTCGGCCACCATGCCTGACGACGTCGTCATGAACGACATCCTCTATCCGGCCGCCGAGATCGCGAAGTCGTTCAAGTCGCTGGAGCGCACCCCGGCCCCCCTTGGCCACCCGACCATCAACGGCGCTTTCGTCTCTGCCCGCGACCCTGAGGGCATAAACCTCGGCTGGATCGGAGCTTGGAACGAAAACGTCCGCCAGGAAGACGGACGGGTCTTGCTGGACAAGGTGATCGACGTCGAGGTCGCCAACCGTACCGATGCCGGCAAGCGCGTCATCAACGCCATCGAGAAGGGCGAGCCCGTCCACACCTCCACCGGCCTACTGGCCATGCTGGACGCCGCCAATGGCGCTGTCCCCCACAAGTTCGAAGCCCGAGACATCGAGTTCGACCACGACGCCATCCTCCTGGACGAGGAAGGCGCGGCCACCCCGGATCAGGGCGTGGGCATGATGGTCAACGCGGCGGGCAAAGAGATCCAGGTCGTGAACTCCGTCTTCCAAGAGGAAGCGGACCGCGAACTTGGATGGGCGGTCGAAAGCGCCGTCCGCGCCATCGAGAAAAGCCGCAAGGCCTCCCTGATGGAGCGAGTGAAAGCAGCCCTCATCGAGGCCCTATCGGGCTCCGAGCGGGAACCCTCTGAACAGCAAAACAAGGAAGCTGACATGTCTGTCTCGAAAGAGCAGTTCGATGCGCTGTCCGGCGAGGTGAAGACCCTCTCGGAGAGCCTGAAGCCCGATGCGCTGGCGGCGTCGCTGTCCACCGCCATCGGCAACGCGGTCGCCGCGGCCATCCAGCCGCTGACCGAAGCCAACGAGGCCCTGGCCAACAGCCAGAAGGCCAAGGACGACGAGGAGCTGACCGGTCTTCGCGAGAAGATCGTCAAAGCCAACCTCATGGACGAGGACGCGGCCAAGGAGCTGACGCTCAACGCCGCCCGCGCCCTGGCCAAGCAGGCGGAGCCGAAGCGGGCTGCCCCGCTGGCCAACACCGGCTTCAAGCTGCCCGGCTCCGATGCCAAGCCTGCGTTCAAGCTGCCCAAGGCGGAGGGCTGATCCCATGGCGCGTTTCAACAAGATCTATGCCGGCCCCGTCACCGAGCCGACCCCGCAGGTTCAGGAGCGCATCTGCTCCGCCGCGATCCTGCCGGGCACCGCTCTGGTGGAGTCGGGCGCCAACTTCGCCCAGGCGGGCGCCAACACGGGTGAAAAGTTCTACATCGCCCAGGACAACTACCTCGCCCTCAAGGGCGTGGATGACGCTTGGCCCGCCGGCGACACTGTCATCGGCATGGAGGCGCTGGACGAGCAGTTCTTCAACGTCCGCGTCCCGACCGCCACCAACGTTGCCCGCGGCGCCAAGCTGACCACCAACGCTGCGGGCAAGTTTGTCCTGGCCACGGCGGATCAGAACGTCTGCGTCGTCGCCGAAGAGGCTTTCAACAACAACACCGGTTCCGACCAGCTCGTGCGTGCGCGCGTGGCTCGTCGCAACACGGCCGTCGCCGCTTAAGGAGGGCTGACGATGCGCTACTTCGACGAACAGCTCGTCGCCAACTCGCGCCCTCACCAGCAGTGGTGGGGCGAACTGAGCGTGGCGCGCGAGCACTTCCACCGCGTGGAGGACCAGCACGCTTCGTTGTATGGTGAGATGGCCGGCGTGACCAACGCCTCGGCCGTCCTGCCGCGCGATGCCTGGCTGGAACTGGACACCATCACGACCCGCGTCATGCGGGACGACGGCGGCCAGCCCTTCATGCGCGACCTGATGGCCTTGGCCAAGCCAGTGAACATCGGCACCATGGCCCACCTGACCCGCGTCGCCTCGGACACCAACAACCCGGTGAACCGCTCGCTGTCCGGTCAGGTGCCGGTGGCCATGGACAAGACCGTCTATGACTACCGCGGGACGGTCGTGCCGATCTTCTCGGACGGTTACGGCCGCGAGTGGCGGGAGTGGAATACCCTCCAGTCCGCCAACTTCGACGCCCTGGCCGACGACCAGGAAGGCGCGCTGGACAAGATCAACCGCAACATGGCCGACTATGTCCTGGACGGCGATGCGAACATCAAGTTCCAGGGCTACACCGCTTACGGCCTGCGCAACTCGTCGCTGACCAAGCTCATCAACCTGGGCTCGGCCGCCGGCGGGGCGAACATCGACCTGACCACGGCCACGCCGGATGAGCTGGAGGCGTTCTTCGTGGGGCCATTCGGCGCCATGCTGGACGCCAACCTGATCACCGAGGCAGTGAACCTCTACATCTCCCCGGAGATCGCCCGCGCCTGGGACCGCTCGTACTCGAGCGCCGAGGGCTTCAAGCAGGGCACGGTGCGCGAGTTCGTCGCCCGCAACCGCCGCATCGCCAAGATCGAGGTGACGCACAAGCTGTCAGGCAACCAGTTCTTCGGCTTCGTGCCGAACGCTCGGTTCGTCCGCCCGCTGGTCGGCATGGCAGTCAACACCACGGCGATCACTCGCCTGAACCCGACCGACAACTACCAGTTCCTGGTCATGGGTGCGCTCGGGATCGAGGTCCGCGGCGATTACAACGGCAAGTCGGGCGTGTTCGCCTCGACGGTCATCAACTAAGGCGGCGGGGCCAGGGCTCCGGCCTTGGCCCTTCCTCCTGATGGAAGGAGATCGCCATGAGCGACACCCGCATTAAGATCACCGCCGGCGGCATCTACGGCGCTGACGGCAAGGAAATCCCGGTCGGCACCGAACTGACGGTGAAGGCCGAACCGACCGCCTGGGCTGGCCGGTACGAGACCATCTCGGGAAACAGCGAGCGCAAGACACCCGTCATCAATGACGAGCCTCCTGCTGGCCCGTTCACTGTCGAAGACGGCGGCAAGGGCTGGTGGAGCATTCTCGACGCCAAGGGCGAGAAGGTCGGCAAGGGGCTCCGCGAGGACGACGCCAAGGCCTTCGACACCATGTCCGACGAGGACAAGACCGCCTTCGCCGCCGAACACGCGAAGGCCTGATCCAGATGGCCGTGCATGGAACACCTGAAGGCTTCGACGAGTGGTTCGCCGCGCGCGGCTACCAACTGCCGACCGGCGCCCCTAGCACGGCCATTCTTCTCCAACGGGCGACCGACTACATCGACGGGCTCTATGGCCCGCGCCTGATAGGCGATCCGACTGTTGATCCTCTGCTGACGGCGCTGGCGAACGCGTCTTATGCGGCGGCGCTGTATGAAGCACAGAGCCCAGGCAAGCTGGTCGTCAGCGCCACCGCCAGCGGCGCCCTGAAGCGCAAGAAGATCGACGTCATCGAGAAGGAGTATTTCGAGGGCAGCGGCGATGCCGTGGCAGACGCATCGGTCCGCCTGTCGTCGGTTGAGGGCTATCTCGCCCCATTCCTCCGTCCGATCGACGCTGTGGCTGGCCTCGGCCTCTGGGCAGTTGGCTGAACCCATGACCTGTGCGACTGTCCAGATCGTGACCCGCCGCATTGCCCATGACGATCCGCGCCTGAACTCTCACAAGATGCCGATGGCGATGGCCACGGAAACGCTTCAGGACATCATCTCGTCGGCTGACGCGCTGCAGAAGGCGATCCTCGACGACGCCCCGATCGAGCAGCAGCAGAAAATCCGCGAGGTCGCGATGGCTCAGGCTGAATCCTACCTCGACCTCATGGCGGAGGCCGCGCGCCACGCCAGGGCCCTCAAGCCCTAACACCCCATGGCCAGACGCCCGACGCAACGACAGCTCTTCGCTGAGCTGGCGGCGAAGTTCGGCCCGGAGGTCGCTGAGGCCTTCATGGTCGTCGTCGCCGATCTGAAGTCTGGCGTCGAGTTTCAACGGCTGGTGGCCGCGATTGATCAGGGCGACCTGAACGGCGCCATGGACGCGCTGCACCTCGACCGCGCCGCTTTCCACGCGCTGGAAGCCAAGATCAACGAGGCCTTCATCGCCGGAGGGCAGGCGGCGACGTCGTCAATGCCCGCCAGCGTCGCGGTCGGGTTCCGCTTCGACCCCGGCAACCAGCGCGCCGCCGCCATCATCCGCGCGACCGCCGGACGCCTCATCACCGGCCTCCTGGAGATCGAACGCGAGCAGGCCCGACAGTTCATTGCCGAGGGCATGGCGCGCGGCGCCCATCCTCGGGCGGTGGGTCTTGATCTGGTGGGGCGCACAAGCCGTGTGACCGGCAAGCGAGAGGGTGGCCTCATGGGGCTCTCCTCTCCGCAGCGAGCCTACGTCGCCACGGCTCGCGCTGAGTTGGCTTCGGCCGATCCGAAGCTGCTGAAGAACTATCTGAGCCGGGGGCGGCGGGATCGTCGCTTCGACCGCTCGATAACCAAGGCCATTCGTGAAGGTCGGGCCGTCGATCCTGAGATCGCTGCCAAGGCCATCACCGCCTATGAGCGTCGGCTCCTGCAACTGCGCGGTGAGATCATCGCGCGAACCGAGGGCATCCCCGCCATCCGGGCGGCTAAGAAGGAAGCCTATCAGCAGCTGGTCGACAGCGGTCGCATCACCGAAGCTGAGATCGAGCGAGCCTGGCACAATGCCGGGGATCGCCGCGTCAGGGACACGCACGACGCCATGGGCGGCCAGAAGGTGCGGGGTCTGACGCTGCCGTTCCAGAGCCCGAGCGGCGCCCTGATGATGTATCCGGGGGACGCCTCCCTTGGGGCGGGAGCCGACGAGATTGTGGCCTGCCGCTGCGACGAGAGCATTTCGATCAAGAGGGCGGCATGAGCATCATCACGGGTGAGGCCGAAGCCGCCTATGAGGACTTCGCTGAGGACTTCGAAGAAGGCGTCCTGACGGTGCCGGGCGGCTGGATCAGCGACGGCCAGGGCGGGCAGATACCGCAGGACCCTGCTTCTCATCCATGCAAAGCCCTCGTCACCGACTACAGCGACTATCGTCGCATCAGCCTGGGCATTCCCGCGACGGATCGGCAGGTGCTGGTCCTGGGCGGAAGCCTGCCTTCGGGCGTGATCCCGGCCAAGGGGCACCAGATCACCGCGCCGGACCCATCCAATGGCGGTGCCATGCGCACTTTCGACGTCATCGCCAAGACCGGCGACCCCGCCAGCGCCCTCTACAAGCTGCAGGCCCGCTGATGGCCAAGGTCACGCTCTACGACGGCGTTCTCGCCCGGATCGCGGCGGACGCCGGGGAGAGGGGTCTGCGAGGCGCGCTCGGCAAGGCTGAGACGATCCTGAAGGACGACATTCTGCGCCGGCCAGGCTCCGGCAAGATTTACGGCAAGCACCAGGCCTCAGCCCCCGGCGAGCCGCCCGCGCCTGACACCAACAACCTGCGCTCCAACACCAACGCCGATCCCAACATCCGTGACGAGGGCGATGATCTGGTGGGGCGCATCGTCGCTAATGCCGGATATGCCGAAGCGCTGGAGAAGGGCACCGAGCGCATGGCGCCGCGCCCCTTCCTCGGGCTACTGGCGACCGACCATACCGACGACCTGCGGAAGGCATTCATCGAGGGGGCGAAGGATTGAATAGCACCGCCACTATCTTCGCCCGCCTGGCCTCTGTCGCACCTTCGTTGGCCACCTGGAACGGTCAGCCGGCCATCTTCAACGAAGCGGCGCCCGACGACTTCCTCAGTCAGGAGCCGAAGCCGTCGAAGCCGTTCCTCATCATCGCCGTGCCGACCACTGACGTGGCGATGGAGACCTTCACCGAGACCGGCCGCCTGATCGTTCAGGACGTGCGCGGTTATCAGCGCCGGACCGGCTCCGCGGCTCAACTGGACGCCCTGATGCGCCAGGTCCGCGACCTCTTCCACAACCGCCCCGGCGACCTCGTCGTCACCGGCGGCAAGTGCGATGTGGCCCGCGTCACCGGCCCGGTCCAATCCCCGACGACGGACGAGGCCTACACCGGCCGCCGCGTCACGATCCGGCTGGATCTCGTCAACACCTGAACCCCGGCCCAGCCGGTCATCCCCAACGCGCCCAGGGCAGGCTGTGCGCGGCCTTTTCCATGCCTGCAAAGGAGCTGAGCAATGGCAACTCTTGTCCAAGGCGCTGTGAAGGTCGAACTCGACAAGTCGACGACCGAAACGCCCGATTGGGAAGTGATCCCCGGCGTGACCACGGCCTCGTACACTGGCGGCACGCCGCGCGAGACCGACGCCACCGATTTTGACACGCCGGTTGGCGAGACCGAAACGCTCTACGGCGCCCGCACGAACCCGCCGCTGACCTTCCAGATGCACCTCCAGCCTGGCGACGCGACGCAAGAACTGCTGTTCACGGCCTACGCCTCGGCCGAGGACGTGAAGGTGCGCCTGAAGGGACTGACCAAGGCGACAGTGTTCATCGGTCGCGTCGTGATCGGCGAGAGCCATAGCGTTGACGGCAAGATGATGAGCGATGTCTCGATCATGCCGAAGGCGGCGCCGGTTCGCGGTGCGGCTGCCTGATGAGCGATGATCGCCGTGGGGTCGTGGAGTTGCCGCTGGGCGACCGAACGATTCCCCTTCGGTTCACATGGCGGGCGATTGACCAACTCGGCCGCGTCGGGGTCATCGAGACGCTCGACGTGGCCGCGTCTGGCAAGCCGGGCGACATGGAGGCTCTGGCTCGCCTAATCGTCGTGGCGAGCGACGGCCAAGTCCGTGAGGAGGAGTTGCTCGACGGCTTCGGCCTTCCGGCCGCTGAAGCATACCTCGCCGTCCTGAAGGCGTGGGCCTTGGCATCTCGCCGGCCGTCTGGGGTTGAGCGTGCCGTAAACCCTCTGATCCGCCTCTGGACGTCGTTGAAGACGCTTTGGAGGCGGCTTTCTCGGTCGGCCTGACCGAAGCTGAGTTCTGGGATTCGACGCCTTACCTGACCCATCTCGCCATTCGGTCGCGTGGCCGCCGGGCCATCGAAATGGCGACAGCCCACGGATGGATGAGCGAGCGATTTGCTCGGGAGCCGCGCCTATCGCGCCTGTCGTATTACCTGGAGGATCGGGAGGAGGAGGTCGCGGACGCCGGTGACGCACTGATCGCCAGCTTCGCGATGATGCACGGCCTTGGAGTTGATGAGGCCCCCGACGCCGAATAGGGTTCAGCGAGCGGAGGGTGAGTCATGAAGCGTTTGGTGATGTTGGTGGCCGTAGGGGTTGCCCTGGCAGGCTGCGGGGAACCATCGCCCGAGCAGTTGGCTGAGAAGGCGGCCGAAGAAGCCCGAATGGCTGACGAGGTGCGCAAGTACGACGCCGAAGACTCCGTTCGAGCGGTGTTGACCGATCCGGAGAGCGCCCGCTTCTCTCGGCTTTTCGTATCGCGCCAGAGCGGACTGCCCGTCGTCTGCGGAATGGTGAACGCGAAAAACCGCTTTGGAGGCTACGTCGGCGACCGCCCCTTCTATTCGGTAGGCAGGGTCGCCGAGATCGGAACGCCTGAGAATTATGACCAGTTTCAAAAGGCTTGGTCGGAGCTGTGCAAAGCGAGTTAGCGAGGCGGTCCAGCCTTTTGTCGGCTGATCCGCACAGGCCGCCTCGATCCTAAACGCAAATCGACCAAGGCTCGCTCCGGCGGGCCTTTTTCTTTGGAGGCCGCATGGCTGAGGGCACCGTTGTTGGCAGCGCAGAGTTTGAACTGCGAGCGACGACCGACAAGCTGAAATCCGACCTCGCCCGCGCTGAGCGCGAGACCAAGGCTGAGATGAAGAAGGTCGAGGACGCCGCTCGCCATGCCCAGGCCGAACTGAAACGCGCGTTCTCGGATGCTGGTCACAGCGAGTTCGAGCGCTCCATGCGGATCATCCGCAACGCCTCGGACTACACCGAGGACGAGGTGCGCGCGGCGGCCGAGCGGGTAGCGAAGGACCTGAAAGGCCGATACCGCGACCTGGGCTCAGATATCGGCCGGACCTTCGCGGGCATCTCGCGATCCGCCCAACTCGCCTTCGCGGCGATCACGGCCTATTCGCTGAAGCTCGCGGCTGACGCTGAAGAGATCGAAGCGTCGTTCGATATGGCATTTGCCACTGGAGCGCGGGGCGCCCGTAACTTCTCCGAAGCCCTAGCTGACGCCTCTGGTCGCGACGCCGTGGCGCTGCGAGAGCAGATGACGAAGCTCCAACTGGTTCTGACCGGGACCGGCGTTGCTGCTGAAACCGCGACGAAGATGGTCGAGGCGCTGGCGGCGCGCGGCGTTGACGCCGGGGCGATGTTCAACGTCTCAGACGCTGAGGCCCTACAGAAGATCGTGTCTGGCCTTACGGGCGAGACCGAGCCGCTCAAGGCCTTCGGCGTCGTAATCAACCAGGCGGCTGTCGAGGCTGAGCTTCTTCGCCTGGGGTTCAAGGGTAATGCGTCCGAAGCCGACGAGGCCGCCAAGTCCATCGCGCGGGCGAACCTCATCATCGAGAAGCTTGGGGTAGCGGAGGGGCGCGCAGCGTCAGAAGCGGATTCAGCCACCGGCAAGACCCGCGCAATGACGGCTGAGTTCAACAAGGCGGCCCGGTCGCTCGGGCAGGAACTTCTCCCCGCCATGACCCAGGTGTTCGGCGCGGCCACCAACGTCCTGAAGGCCTTCAACGACCTGCCCGGCGGGGTTCAGGTCGCAGGCCTAGCCTTCCTGGGGTTGATCGCGGCTGGCGGGCCTATCGCTGGGCTGCTCGCAGGGCTTGGAAAGATCATCAAGCTCGCGAACGACACTCGGCTCGCGCTGGCGGGGCTCACAGTCGCGGGCGGCGCGAAGGGTGGCGCCATCTTGCCAGTGGCCGGTTCGGCTGCCGTAGGCGCTGGCCTGCTGGTCAGCCAAGGGTCGTTCGCGCCCGCCCCTACGCGCGACGAAGCGGCGGTCCAGCGCGATCTTGCGTTCAACCGGAGCAACCTCGCCCGCCTAGAGCAGGAAGGCGCTGCGGCGAACCGTCGACAAAGGGTCGAGCGCCGCATTGCATCGAACCTGGCGGAACTGTCTCGCATTCAGAAGGCCAGTGATGCGGCGGCTACTCCGTCGCCGGAAATCGACACTTCGGTGCCGGGCGGCTTCAGCCTGCCGCCTGGATTGCAGCAGCCCAGGGGGAAGAACGATACCGCCGGGAGTCGCAGCGGTCGCGGCCGCACCGGCCCCACCGAAGCCGACATCGCAGCGATGCGCGAGGCGCTCGACCTGCAGAACGCCCTGGACCTCGCCCGAGCGAGCGGCAACAGCGCCCAGATCAAGGCTCTAGAGCGTAAGCAGGAACTGGCGCGACTGACGGCCGACTTCGAGCGAGCCGGATATGAGGACGCTGCCACCAAGGCGCAGGACCACCTGAAGGCTCTGGACGCGGTTCGTGAACGCTCCGAACAGATCGCCGACTGGGAAAAGAAGAGCATCGCATTCTGGGAGGAGCTTGGTGAAAGCGTCCGTCGCCAGAACGACCTCCTCCTCGACCACCTGGGCTTTGAAGCCGAGATCGCCCGGCTGGAAGGCGACCCCGACCGCATCAAGGAGCGGGAGCGCGAACTCTGGATCGAGCAGCGGATCAACGACCTGCTGTCGTTGCGGCCCGAACTGACGGCGGAAGCGCGCCGCGCCCAAGCCGAGAACGAATGGCAGCGCCTGGACACGGCCGACCAGACCGGCCGGATGCGTGACGAGTTCCGCTACGCCTTCACCGATGGGATCAAGGCCGCCATCGACGGCGACCTCGGAGGCTTCTTCGACAATCTGGCCGACCGCTTCACGACGCGGATGCTCGACAATCTCGCGGACGATCTGTTCGACCTGCTGACCGACGCGGCCAAGGGGCTGGGCAAAGAGGGCGGGGGCTTCTGGTCATCCATCGCCAGCGGCATCGGCTCCATGTTCGGCTTCGGCGGAGGCAGGGCGACCGGCGGCGCCATGTCCGGCGGCAACTGGTATCGCGTCGGTGAGCATGGCCCAGAGGACATCCTCATGCCGCGCAACGGGTTCGCGGTTCCCTTGGGGGCGCTGTCGTCGGGTGGGTCGGGTCAGCCTCAGGTTCAGCGCGTCCAGCACGAGGTCATCGTCAGGCCGGAGCGGGACAGCTTTATCGCCCTGGCATCGGACGCGGCCGTGCCGCTGTCGGCCCAAGCCGGGGTGGCTTCGTATCAAGCGAGCGAGGGCCAGCGACAGCGTGCGGTTCGGATCGCGCCATATCGCAGGGGGCGTTGATGGATGCCGACGCTGTCGAGGTTCAACTTACTCGCATCGATATGCGCCAGGCTGTTGTCCTTATTGCAGGCCCTATTGACGTAGTGGCTTCCCGCGAGGCGGTAGCTGAGGAGGGTTCATTATTTGAGCTTCCTGTCGGGCATCCAACATCACATTCATCGCGCCGCCGCCCTCAAAGCTAAGGCTCATGACCGCATTCTGTGTGAGGAAATCACGGCCCATAGTGATGCCATCGAGTTTGGCGCCAACGCTCTTCCCGCCTGTGAGAAGCCCGTGGTAGATGAGCTGTAGGGCGGCATCTTCCGGCAACTGGACGAAGAACGGTCCGTCCCCGCCAGCGAACTCGATAACTGCTTTGCCTTCGGCAAAAACAAATCGCGGTGCGGTCTCCACCTCATAGACCGCCTTTCCTTCGAACTCTGACGCCATCCGTTCCTCCTGAGCAGGCACCACCCCTGCCGCATTCAGAGAACGCCGTCACCCTGAACAGAACTCGAACTGGCTTGCTCAGGCGGCCGTGTACTCTGGAGGCTCTATGGCCGTCCTCGCGCTTCCGTCTGTCCCAGCGCCTGCGGGCATGGGCATCGAACTCCTGACCAACAAGAACGTGCTGGTCTCGGCTCTTGGGGGTGACGAACAGGAACGTCAACGCAAGGGCTCACGATATGCTCTGACCTTCACCATGCCGCCCATGACCTACGTCACCTCAATGGCGTGGGATGATCTGAACGCCGAGGGCGCGACGGTTCTGATGGAGGTCTATCAGCCGGGGTTTGACGTCGGCTCCCCCGGCGCTCCGCGCGTGAACGGTGCGGGGCAGGGCGGCATCTTCCTGACGGTCGATGGCCTGACGCCCGGCTACATCGTCCGCAAGGGCCAGTTCCTGAACATCGTCACCCTGGGGCGCCACTACCTCTATCGGGCGGCTGTGGATGCGACCGCGAACGCACAGGGCCAGGCGCAGATCCAGTTGCGGACCATGCTGCGCTTCCCGCCCCAAGACAACGATGTGGTGAAGCTGGCGGCCCCCATGATCGAGGGCTTTGTGCGCGACATGAAGAGCTGGGAGGTCGGTGTCGATCGGCTGGTCGCGATCCAGTTCAAGGTGAGGGAGCGCTCCTGATGGATCCGGTCCTCTCCAACGCCCAACGTCAGCCTGCCTATGTGCCCTGCGTACTGGTTCGGATGGAGTTGCGCTCCGGCGTTGTGCGGCTGACTGACGGCGGGTTCGCGGTCTACGGGGGCGAACTCTATCTGGCGGCGCATCCAGGCATCGGATCGCTGGACACCATCGGCCAACTGACCGAGGGCGGCTCCGGCACAACGACCCGCTCTGAACTGATGATCAACGCCGAGAGCGACGTCGCCGTCGCAGCGCTGGCCGATCCTCTGAACCAAACCGGCCTTGTCCAATGGTGGGAAGGCTCGATCGATCCGGCGACTGGCCTCCTGATCGGCCAACCGCTTCTGAAGTTCCAGGGCCAGTACGACAAGGCGCGGTTCGGCGTCGATGAGAGCAGTTGGTCGGTCGTCATCGAGTGCGGCACCGAGTCCGAACTGCAGCTGATCCCGAACACGGACTGGCGTGCGAACGACGCGATGCACCGGAAGATCTGGGGCGAGCTGGGCCACGCCAATGTCTCGCGCCTGACCGATGCCGACTACTGGCGCACCGAAGCGCCGCCAGGGGCGATCAACTCCAGCCGTTCAGCGCCGGGCGGGGGAGGCGGCGGTTTCCGTGACTGGCCCGGCGTCATCCAACACCAAGTCTGAGGTCTCATGAATATCTGGGATGAAAGGGTGCAGGTCGCCCAGCAATGTGCTGCGCGCTTCATCGGCAAGCCCCTCGACTTCAAACAGTACGACTGCGTGCGTCAGGCTCGCTACGTCCTGCACCTGCGCAAGCAGTCTACGGGCCTGCTCAAGGGCGTGAAGTGGGGCTCAGAAGCCGGGGCCTATCGCGCCATGCGCAAGCTGGGATTCGCATCTCTCATTGAGGGCGTAGATGCGGCCGGGTTGCTGGCGATCCCTTTCTCCATGGTTCGCCCCGCCGATCTGGTGGCGATGCCGGGTGATGACGCCTTCGGCTGCAGCATCGGCGTCTACCTCGGGGACGGCCACGTCAGCGGCTACCAGGACGGCGCCGATGTCGGGGTGGCGATCAAGCTCGCGCCCGACTTTGTCCCCCTGAAGGTTTGGATGGTCTGATGGCGAAGGCTGTGAAAGCGGTCGGCACGGCGATCATGATCGTCGGTGCGGTCGTGGCTACCGGAGGCATGGCTCTGGCGATGGGCGCCGGCGTCGGTTTGCTGGGGTCGGCCAGCCTCGCGACCAGTGCTGTCCTGTCGGTGGGGAGCTTTAGCGTCTCGGCTGGAGCCCTGCTTTCGGTCGGCACTCTCGTATCGAGCATTGGCGGCTCTCTGGCCCAGCCGAAGGTGTCGAGCGCGGGCGGCGCGCTTGGGTGGGTCGGTGATCCAAATGGCCCTCTGCACTTCGCCGCGGGGCGGATCGCTGTGGGTGGTGACCTGCGCCACAAGGCCGCCTATGGCCCGAACGACCGCATGTATTTCAGCGCGGTCACGGTCGTCTCCGATGCCGGACCGATCGACGCCTTCGAGAGCTTCACGGCAAACGACATCGCCGTCACGTTCGACGCCAGCGGCAAGGCGAATAGCTCCTACTACGCCAATGTCATGTGGCGCAGGACGCAGCTGGGTTTTCAGCCCGAGGGATCGTACCTCGCCTCTCCATCGGGCCTTCAAGGCGGGGCTTCGCTCCCGAACTGGGGCGCGAGCCACAAGCTGTCCGGCAAGGCCGGGTTCATCCTCACGCTGGCCGAGAACAGCAAGCAGTCTGCCTACAAGGGCCAGTATGCCAAGCCTCGCACGATCATCCGCGGGTTGCGCGTCTATGACTGGCGCCGTGATAGCACCTATCCGGGCGGCTCCGGCCCCCAGCGTCTGAATGACCCGTCCACTTGGGCCTATAGCGCGAACCCGATCTTGTGGTCGGTGAAGTGGCTGCTCGGGCTCTGGGAAGGTCCGAACGGAAAGGGGGCCCCTCAGGTCGACTATCAGGTCGGAGGCATCGGCACCCGCTGGGAGAATATCGACGTCGCAGCCTTCACCGAAGCGGCCAATATTGCGGACACGCACGGCTGGACCTGCGCCGCCTGGCCCTCGACCGACGATGACAAGGCGCAGGTGCTGGACGCCTTCCTGCAGGCGGGCGGGGCCTATTACATCGAGCGCGCGGGCAAGGCATCGTGCATTCACCGAGCCGCGCCGCGCGTCAGCGTAGCGACGATCACGGCGGCCGACACGGCCGGGCCTATCGAACTCGACACCAGCGCCAGCTACCTCGACCGGAAGAACGCCGGAGTTGCGACCTATCTGTCAGAGGCTGACGGATGGAAGATGACGGCCCTGCCGGAAGTCTCTTCATCCCAATGGGTGACGGAGGATGGCGGCCGCAAGCGGTCGGTGCCTGTCACCTACAGCTATGTCGACAAGGCCAAGCAGGCCGCCGAACTGATGTGCTTGGCGCTCGCTCATACGCGAGAGGGCATCTCGGGACGCATCCCGCTCAAGTCCTACATGCAGGGCATCGGGCCAGGCTCGGCCTTCACGATCACTGAGCCCGAGTTCGTGCTTGATGGGCTGAAGTGCCTCTGCCTGGAGACCAGCTACGACGCGAACACCGGCGTCCACACGGTGACCTTCGTGTCGGAGACGGACGCCAAGTATCCCTACGCATTCGGGCAAACGCCCAGTCCCCCGCCGCCACCGGCCTTAACTCCGGTCGACCCCACGCATGTATCGCCCCCGCTCCCCGGCGACTGGACGATCATTCCCCGTCCCCCGGCGCCCGGCGGCGGCCAGCTTCCTGGCTTCGATCTCGGCGGGATCGTTTCGAACGAGACTGCGACAGCAGTTATCGTCGAATACGGACCGACTGCAACGGGACCGTGGACCCAGGCGTACCAAGGGCCGCCTACGGTCACGACGATCCCGATCGACGGCCTCCAGCCGGGCGCGACCTATTACATCGCCGTCCAGTACCAGCGCGATCAGAACTACTCCGAACGCTACGTTTACGGCCCCTACACGGCGCCCAACTTGGAGCCGTCACACCTGAACACTGAGCCGGTCCAGGACGTCCTCGACAGGCTGACGAACACGGCGACGCTGGCGGATCAAAACCGTCAAGCGGTCGAGGCGCTGGAAGAGGTCTACGGCGATACGGC